CCGAGAGGGGAGCGAGCTCTAGTCCTTGCAGCTCACAGGTACTAACTATGACAATCCGGTCACAGCCCGATGGCAAATTTATTTCTGCCAACGCTTGGGTGAATGGTGCGCCTATTACGATGATGTCGAAAGACTATCGTTGGACGAACTCGTCCATTGGCGCCGATGATCCCGGCTGGCGAGAGAAGGTGGCGCAGCATAAGAATGCTACGAACTCCTTTAATGGGTCCAAATCCTTCATGGACGTAAGACCCTACTCGCATTACGGGTTCCTGGAGACTATCTGGGGTCCGGATAGACCCGATTTGTGGCATAAGAAGAACGGCAGCGAGCTCTGGCCCTACACGGGCGTATCTCGTGACTTTCTGCCTACTTCCATGCCTTTGACTGTGACTGTTTCGGCCACGGCCATCGGAATGGCTGTGGGCAAGTTTAACGCGAAACTCGATGAATTGCGTACCGAGGGGGTCCAAAGTTTGGTTTTCCTCGGCGAGCTTCGCGAGACCCTTGCCATGCTTAAAAAGAGGATCCTAACGCTAACTCGAGTTGTTTCCAAAACAAAGAGGAACCTGCGAAGGTTCTTTGGAAACAATCCAAAGCGCCGGTCAGCCAAAAGTGCTGCGGACGCCTGGCTCGAGTACACGTTCGGGTGGTTACCGCTGATGATGGATATACGGAACATCATTGCTAGTTTGCAACTTGAACCTAAGTATCGCATCATCGTCGGGACTAGCGAGGACGTTTCGGGCGGAACCCCTATATTTCTCGGGCGCGGCACCGATGACCCTCATAATTACCTTTACTGCGACGTATTCCAGACCGACAAAACTGTAAGTCGTGTCAAATGCGCCGCAGAAGTGAACATGAGCTTGTTGGGGCTTACCGAGGAACAAGGGTTGTACTTCCGGGATGGCGCCGATCGCTGGGGAGCCACGTTACGTGACTTTGTTCCCTCAGCTTGGGAGCTTCTTCCTTACTCGTTCCTGATTGACTATTTCACGAACATCTGTGACATAGTGGCGGCCCCGTGGGTCCAGCGTAACGCCATTACTTGGTCTTACCAGACCATGGTGGCAACCCGCACGCTTACCTTTACGATGCGTAATCTTGCATCTAAGAGGGATAACGTTATGTGGTACGCTGGTATCAACGCTTCGCCTGGTTCCATACGGTACGGAACCAAGACGATTAGGCGTGAGCCTGTCGTCTCTGTTGTGCCGCCGTTCTACCTCCAATTCCCAGAAATGGGGAACACGCGCTGGGCGAATATGCTCGCGCTTTGGATTTCTAAAACCCTCAACGCATAGGTTATCCTGACATGACAATGTCAATTTCTTCGCCGGTTACCGGCCTTGCTCAGACGGGTCTCATAAACCCGACTTACACGCTTACTGTTGACACTCCTCCCAGTAATGGGAATGTTGTCAAGCAGTGGGCGGTTACCGCTCTCGGTGGCACTCAAGAAAACGTGCTGACCCATTCTGGGGCGTGCCCGTTCACCATTAGTGCCATCAGACCCGCGACGTATCGCGGGCTTGCCCCCGTAGGGTCCAGCGGACTCTTGCGGGCCGTACCGAGGAACACGATGAAGCTCGTAGTCCGGAAAGGGGTTACCCCCCTTGCTGGCCAATCGCCGGCGATCTTAACAGCTTCGCTTGTGATTGATGTTCCAGCCGGATCTCCCGATGCCGATACCAACAGCGTTGCAGCCGCAATCTCGCTCCTTGGCGGAGCGGTATCCCAGCTTGCTGCGGGAATCGGTGACACCGCTTATTCCAACATCTTTTGAGCCGCAAGGCTTACGTTGGTGGCGATGTTCAATTCATCCCTCGAGTACATAAAGGCAGGAATATGGGTAATACTTCTATTCGCACTGCTCTTTACGAGTGCCTCCTTCTTGATTTATCTGCCGTTATCGAGACTAGCTACCTCCCTGCAGGCCCTGACGGTCCTGAATTGGGAATGCTCAGCCCCGATGCCACAGTCCGACAACACGCAGCAGTATCTCTGGCCCGATCGCTCGTCAAGAAGTTCCAAGACGAGATAGATGGGCCTACTGCTGAAGCTCGCGCTCAGGTGAAATTCCTGGACGCGAACGACCATTGTGCATCATGGAAACCACCAGCCGCGCCGCTTGGCAATGAGTCCTTGTCGGACTCGTTCGATGCCGAGCTGTACGGTCAATGGGCATGGATGTTCCGGAAGTTCTGGAACTCATGCGAGTTCGATGCGCACTACGATAATCTGCGAGATGAGTACCCATTCCTTGACTGGGATGAAGTGCTCGATGCGACGAAAATCGCGTTCTTCGCAGACGTAGGTCCCGGGGCGGTCGTATCTGGATCCGGCGGCTCATTCCTTGAGAAATTCTCAGGTGTTGTGAGTTACCAGGGTCCACTTGCCCCAAGGTTGTGGCGCTTAAAATGTAGTAACCCTCGCTATCGGGACGTGGAGTTCTATCTCCAACTGTCTCCGAGCTCGGGGTTTGAGGAAGTGCGCTCATCAAAAATGCTCTTTGTCCCCAAAACTGTACGGGAACACCGAAGCATCTGTGTAGAGCCGTCGCTCAACATGTTCTTTCAGCAGGGGGTACGCTTCCTGCTAGAGGAACGTCTCAAGAGTCATTTCGGTATTGATCTTGCTATCCAGCAGGATCGTAACCGTGCTCTTGCGATGGCTGGCTCCCTGGATGGGAGCTACGGGACTATCGATTTGACGTCGGCAAGCGACACAATCGCTTACCAGCTGATGAAGAATTCGATCCCGGCTAGTCAGTTCTCCTTATTGGATGGACTGCGCTCAAAGTCAGCGACGTTGCCAAACGGCACGGAGCTTGAGTTACAGATGTTTTCTACGATGGGAAATGCTTTTACCTTCCCATTGATGACAGCGATCTTCGCTGCGGTTGTTGAGGCATCTTACCAATTGCTAGGTATCCCCTTTCGCAAGGGTCGCCACGCTAACTGGGCGGTGAATGGCGACGATATCATCGTCGAAGCGAAAGCTTACGACACTGTGACTCGTCTTCTTTCCATTTTAGGCTTCGTGCCTAACCTCAGCAAGTCCTTCAATGAAGGATTTTTCCGTGAATCTTGCGGTGTCGACGCCTTTAAGGGTCGTGACATCAGGGGTGTTTACATCAAAACCCTGAAGTCCCCGCAGGATGCGATTTCTGCCCTCAATAGGCTAGTTGGTTGGTCCGCTGAGTGGGACATTCCCCTACCTAACACTTGCGCGTTCCTACGCAACAAGTGTAAACGTAGTCTCTTCTTAGTGCCATTCCACGAAAGTGACGTGGCAGGTTTGCGCGTTCCTTTTGACGCGTTGCCACCTAAGACTGAGAGAAAGTGGATCAGCCTATCCGCTGCACGACGTCAGTTGTCGGTGATACCTTACCGTTACTGGGAGGTTAAGCCGGATTTGCTACCTGTGCACGGAGACGTTGCCGAGGAAGATGGCGGTGGAGACGCGCAAGATCCTCGATCCGGATATCCTGGTCCACGCCACCTGTGTGCGCGTTCCGGTGTTCATCGGCCACGGCGAGGCGGTGAACGTGGAGTTCGAGCGGCCGATCGGGATGGAGTTCTTCGACCTTGAGCAGGACCTTGCCGACATCGTGTCGCGAAAGGTGGATCTGGTTATGCGGGGCGCGGTGAAGCCGCATTACATGGAGTTCATCCAGAAGGATCTGCTCGTTCTACTTGGCTTGCATGTCAAGATGGTTTACGCCGC